CGAATTGATTGAAGCTTGCGAGAAACAGGCGAGGCGTAAGGCGATAGAGGATGCAGCGCAGAAGGTTGAGCGGTTTTATATAGCTCCAAAGCCGACTTCGCGAGCTGCGCAATTCCATGAGCGCAATGTGCGGGCGATCCTCGCTGCCGAAATCCGCGCCATTCTTTCGGAGAGCAAGACATGAGCGAGAAATGTGCAGCAGACACGGCTTGGACGCGCCTTGCGTCCGAAACTGCGCCGCCACCAAATGCGGTTATTGAGCTTGCAAAGTTCCCAATCCAGTGCGGCGAGCAGATGCCGTGGCTGGCGATCGGCATGAACCTTGACGGCTTCAATCTGAAGGAAGTTTTCCTCGGGGCAACGCATTGGCGTTTGGCTCCCCAGCGAAGGCATGAACTCACAGTTGGCGTTCCTGCTGATGAAATCTCCCGCCTCACCGCCCGTATAGCAGAGCTTGAAAAGGCGCTGACGAAAATCGAAAGCGGATCGTTTCCAGACGCGACCGAAATGGCTCTCACAAGAAACTGGAAAGGTATCGTCGCGAAATTGCAGGAGATCGCCCGCACCACTCTTGAAGCATCTGGACAGGGGACAAACTAATTATGCCGACTGGCTATACCGCAGCCGTTCAAAACGGCGAGATCACCGAATTCAGCGAGTTTGCAATGTCGTGCGCACGCGCGTTCGGTGCATGCGTAACCATGCGTGACGAGCCGTCCAATGCAGCAATCCCGGAAGCGTTTGAGCCGAGTGACTACAACGCCAAGCGCATGACTGAGGCGCAAGCTGAGATCGATCGACTGCAGCGCCTGTCCGAAGACGAAACGACGGCAGAGGCTCAGAAGGCATTCGAGGAAGCCGCTGCGTCATGGGACGATTACGAGAGACGAAAGGCAGAATGGACCGCACGATATGAAGCGATGCTTGCGAAAGTGCAGGCGTGGACAGCGCCAACACCAGAGCACACGGGCCTCAAGACGTTCATGGTCAACCAGCTTCAGGAAAGCATCAAGTTTGACGGCGGACCGCCGTATCGAGGACGGCCGACACTACAGGCTGCCGGTCAGTGGTTCGCGGAAGCACTTCAGAAAGCGCGTGACGACCTCGCGTATCACACAAAGGCGTACGGCGAAGAAGTTGAACGCACCAAGCAACGCAATGAATGGCTCCGGGCGCTTCGCAGTTCCTTGGGATTGCAGAAATGACAAACCTCGAATCCCTCCGCTCCCTACAGAAGAGAATAAGAGAGGCGACAGGACCTGATCGCGAGTTGGATTTGGCGATCTATCAAGATCTCGACGTATTCAACCCAGCCTTGAAGGGGTTCCCGGCTCGGGGTGCATTCTCTCCGGATGCTATGGAAGTGCCGAAGATCACCCTCGATCCAGACGGCCTTGGTCCGTGTGTGGCGCTGCAGAGGGCTGTGCTTCCGGGGTGCGAATGGTCAAAGGACCGTCGCGGAGAAATCATCATATTCGATGAGTTGCCCGCTAAGGTATGGGCAGTTGTCGCAATCGCAAAGCCCCTCGCCAACGACTGTTTGACATTTCTTGACGCAATTTTCTCTGCGGCCATTGACCAGGAAGAAGCAAAGGAGAAAGCCGATGTCGTTTAACGCGTCATGGTCTCCCGAGATGAAGCAGAGATACTTCAAACTGCAAAATACCATTGCAGAGCGAGCGTTGCGTCGCGGTCGCAAATGGACGGCCGATGAGAAACTTCAGAACTTGATAACCGGCCTCGCTCAAATCCGGTCCGAAGAAGAAGCAAAGCATACGGAGAAAGCGGGATGACCGACCAAATAGCGCCGGTTCCAGTTTCGGACAGATGCTGGATCTACGGCGAGCGCGAAGGTCTGACCGTCGTGCAGGAAGAGCGCGACGCGGACGGCACGCTGCGCACAACGCTCATTACCACCATCCCTTGGGACACGGTTGCGCTCGCTAGAGACAGACGCCCAAAGACGCAATCACGTCATCACACCCAGTCTAAGGAAGGGTAGAGAATGGCATTCAACGCTCGATTTTTAGTAGAGAACCCTGACGACATCATCTTCACGATGAAGATAACGATGACGGCCAGAGAGTGGTGCGATCTCCGCGACGCGATGCAGAAGGACAGTAGCTATAGCGATGGCGGTTATCTCGTGACGCGTCTCTCGCAGAGAATAACGGATCTGTTGGCGGACGCTCGCAGGACATTCTGGAAAAGCGATGACGAGCCAGAGCCGGTGAAGGACTAAGCCCAATGCAAGAAGCGACGATAGTAGAACGCCAGCAGCAAGTCATAGACCTACTGATGAAAGCGGTAGAGCCGTTTGCTGAGACGGCCTATCCAATCAATGCACAAGATACCAGTGCGTTTCGCGGGTTCTTTTTGGTCGGCGATCTCCGTCGTGCTCGTGAAGCAAAGGTAGAATCCGAGAAGATATTGAATTCAACATCGAGCACGGCTCTTTGAGCCCCAAGTGCGATCACCATTTCAGCGGAGGGTTTTGATAATGGGAACGAGAGCGGATTTTTACATCCGAAAAGATGGCGCATTGAAATGGCTCGGAAGCGTTGCGCTGGATGGCTATGACGTTGACGAGGCCGATGAGACCTGGGCGACGCGTAACGATCGCGGTCGTGCATGCTGGGCTCTGAAGAACGTCGAGACAGAGAGCGACTTCACAGCAGCGCTTCAATTCTACTTCGAAACGAGGGACGACGTAACAGATCCGGTTGAACACGGTTGGCCCTGGCCGTGGGAAGATAGCCGAACGACGGATCGTGCGTATGTGTTCGAAGGCAACAAGCTTCGGCGCTTTGCCTGGGGCCGAGAGATCATTCCCGGAGACGATGAGGCTGAGGGACCAGAACCAGATGATGGCTGGCCCGACATGAGCAACATCCAGGACGTGACGCTGGGAACTCGATCCGGTGTGATCCTAGTCGGGTGAACGCACCTACGAGCATTCGGACAAGGACAGTGGTTGAAACAAATTCACTACACCACTCACATCCGGGACTTGAGAGGGAGAAGGAGTAAGGGGAGATGACGGAGAAGCCGTTCACAGTGGCGCAAGTCGCCGACCGATGGGCCTGCTCCCGCGATGCCGTCTATTCGCTTATCAGGGAACGAAAGTTGCGCGCGTTCCGCGTTGGCGGCAAATTGCTGCGCGTTACGGCGGGGGAGGTGGAGCGATGGGAAAGCGCTGGCGGAAATACGCAGTCGGGAAATACCGACTTGGTCAACTCCACGGAGAGGCGGTCGTCTGCTGGCGCGACGAAACGGGGCCGCACCGCAGAAGACTTGGCGTCTTCACTGAAATAGACGGACGCGCCGCACTCGATTCGTGGGTGCGAAAAGTGACGCTGCTCCGCGAGCGGGAAGCAAAAACCATTGGCGAGATTTGGGACGCCTATAAATCTGATCGCGAGAAAGACGGCAAGCTGATTGCCAATTTCGAAAACGACTGGAAATCCCTGAAGCCGCGGTTCAGCTCGATGGACGTCACCGCGATCAACGCAGACGTTTGCCGAGACTACGCGAAATTGCGCGATGCCGCCGGCAAATCTGCATCAACCATCTGGACAGAACTAACGCGCTTGCGTTCCTGCGTGAATTGGGCCCACAAGCGCCGCATCATAGATTCCGCGCCCTACGTATGGGTTCCGTCGAAGCCGGAAGGCCGGACCCGCGTTATGTCGCCGGACGAAGTGCACGCGCTTCTCGCGGCCTGCAGGATGCCTCACCTCCGATTGTTCGTCATTCTCGCCATAACGACTGGTGGGCGATCCGGCGCCATCTGCCAGCTTCTTTGGACCAACATTGATTTTGAAGCCGGCACGATCGATCTCCGATCAAGCGAAAAGATCAACCCACTAACCAAACGCACTCAGAAGGGGCGCGCGGTCGTCGCCATGACCGCGGAGGCGCGAGCGGCGCTCACGGAGGCGAAAGAAGGGGCCATCACCGACTACGTCATCGAGTGGGATGGAGCACCCGTCAAAAAGGTGCGCAAAGGCTTCATGGCGGCCGTAGCGGCCGCGCAGCTCGAGGACGTCACACCGCACGTCTTACGCCACACGGTGGCGACGTGGCTAGACGAAGACGGCATCCCGATGGAGAGGATTTCGAAGATGCTCGGGCACCGTGACATCAACACGACGCGGAAGATCTATGCGAAGCCCGGCGTTGAGACACTGCGTCCGGCGGCGACGGTTATTGACCTGCGGTTGCAAGGCAAAAAACGAGCAAATTAGTTGCGATAAACTGGGAGCACATCGTTGCTGTTGGCATAAGCCATTGAATAACATGGTGGGCGGTGAGAGGGTCGAACTCCCGACATCCTCGGTGTAAACGAAGTCGTCGGTTGTCCTAACATTGGGATATAACAGGTTTTTCTTGGTGGTGAGTTGCGATTTGGTGGCTTTGTTTTGGTTTCGTTCACGCTGTTTCGGTCCAGCGGACTTGGGAGCACCTCGTTACACCACCACAATGAACGTCGCTATGGCGAGGCAGACGCAGAACACCCTCGTCCCAGGACAGAGCGCAGCCATCACCTGCTGCCATAGAGCTTGACCAGGGAAGCTGCGAGGGTCGTCCATCCGATCTTGTCCGCGATCGCGGCCAGCACCATCACCACCCCAGCCGAGGCCATCATGAGATCGCGCGGGTTCCACCGCCGGCCGTCGTCTTTGGGGGCCGTAGTCTTGGCTCCAAGCTGCCGGACCCGGCACTCGAGGCGGATAAGCCGACGCTCGATAGCCAGCATCCATTGCCAGTTCGGCGGCAACTCTGGAGAGTTGTGCATCTGTCATTTGCTTTCGTTCCGGTTGTTGGAACGCGGGCACTAGTAGTTCAGGAGAGCGTTACGGGGTTCGTCTTGATAGGGAGCAAGAGCGTTGCCCCAGATCGAGGGAAGGTTGTCGGAGAAGAGCGTTTCACCTGTCAGCGGAGAGGTGACGGTGCCACGCTTTAGAGCGACATACGTGCTGGCTGGAGGCAGGTAATTTCCCGCTGTTCCGATCCCATCGCGAATATTGTCCAGGATCAGCCCATCGTGACCGCGCTCGCGCGCAAGGCTGGCGATTTCATCCGTTGTCGACCAGGTCTTGCCATCGAACGGGATCTGATCCCAAACGCTCCCCTGCGCATCTACGCGGAGCGGGTTTTCGAAGTTCATTTCGAGCGGAGCCACAGCACCTTGGGTCGATATCCCGTAGCGCGACAGAACGGGATCGCCATTCGGAGCTGAATTGGCGTAGGTGGCAGCGGTGTGAGGGTCCGATGAGGCAAATAGCATGTCTCGTTCTGGATACAGAAACGCTTCGTCCTCTGATCGTCCACCATATCCCCGGTAAGCGCGCATCGGCTTGTTCGCTTCCGCACCTGCCACGGCGCTTCCAAAAAGGGAGGGCTTTCCGGTGTCGGAGTAGAGGGTTTCACCCGTCAAAGGTGATGAGACTGTCCCTCGTTTCAAAGCAACGACGGTATCGGCTGGCGCAACAGAGCCAGGCGCTCCGAGATGGTCGGTGACGTTCTTGATAACGAGGCCGTCGTGACCGGCATCCCGCGCCCAATAGGTTAGAGCGTTTGAATCGATCCAGTTCCCGTTGAAAGGGATGTCATTCCAGGCACGGCCCTGTGCATCGACGACCATGGGATTGACGAAGCTGGCTTGCGCAGGAGCAACCGACCCGGCACCCGGACCGTCGGGAACCATTCCGGCGTAGGTTCCTGCGACCTCTGGAGATGACGACATGAAGAGTGGACGATCAGTCGGAAACAGACCTTCGGCGTTCGGTGCGCCGCGGTACATGGCATACGGCGCTTCGCGAGCGGCTTCAGGAGCTGCCTTCGCGGCTGCCCCTTTCATCAGCCGTCCCGGGTTCATCGCGTTTCCGCCGTACATCGACAGAAGCCCTGTCAGAACGTCCTCCCGATTTTGAGCGTTGTCAGGATTGGGGATGCCTAACCGTCCGTCTGGAAGCCTGCTGTTCTCAGCCAAGCGCATAAGCGCGTTGATCGGCTCTTGGATCATTCCAGGCACAGCAAGCCCGAGAGATTCCGTTCCGTCCGGGTTTGCGTAGGTCCCGAACGGCAACATGCTCATGCGGTAAGTAGGCTCTGCCATGTCAGCTCACCGGGGTTTTCGGTTCACGAGACTTCGCCGGCGCATCCACGTCACATGGGGCCTTGTAGACCTGCTTCGTCTTCTTGAGAGCGGTGTCCAAGGCTGTGTTCTGGGCTGCGATCTGACGTTGCTGCCAGCAGGGCGATTTGCGGCTGTTATCGACCCTTGGAATCGACTCCAGCATCTCAGTCGTCTTTAGTGGAAGGGTCGATGACCCCGCGCACCCGTGGATCAGTGGAACGAGCGCCAGAAGCGCGAATGGTTTGAGTCGCATTGGTGGTCGCCTTGTCTATTTTGGCTTCATGGGACGCGATCACTTTGCTGTCGTGAATTTTGAGAGCACCCCAGATCACGCCGGAGGTGAGAACGGCGATGGCGGCGCCGGCGCAGATGCGGCCGAACGTTGTTCCAAGCCATGCCACGAGCGCTTCTGGAATCATCACGGCGTCTCCTGCTTGCTCGGGAGATAGTGGCAGAGCAGCCAGTAGAGCCCGCCGCCTGCGAGCGCGGCTGCGAGGGCGTACGGCCAGCCAGCGAATGAGAACGCCCATGATCCGAGCTCGTGGCCGCGTTGGCCGACCCCTCGAATGCGCTGACCTGTGTCGAGAACATGCTCGGCTGTTCCGATTGGATCTTCCGGCATGAGCTGCTGGGCCGTCTGCCCAACGGCACCACCGATGCCGAGCCAGAGCATGATCTTCCTTCCGATGGACATCTGCTTTTCATTAGCCTTTGAAAAGCTGTCTCCCGACGTTTCTTCTGGTAGCGGTGGCGCTGGAAGGCTGTAAGCCGCCGGCTCCGCTACGACGGGAGCCGCAAGAATGGTCGGGTCCAACTCCATCAGCTTTCTCAGGATCGCCATGGCGCCGCTTTGGGTAGACACGGCCTCCGATGACCACTTCCCGTCTTTGATGTACTTGCCGCGGGCGTAAAGCGTCGTTCCACTCCACAGATACGGCGTCAGCGTCGTCGGGTGATAAAGTCGGTAACCGAAACCATTGTATCGCTCGAGCTCGTAGCAGATGCGCTCAACCGTCCAATCGGCGACCGTGTTCATGCCCTTCATCAAAAGAGCGTCGCAGGCGGAATCCTCCCAAGGAAATACGGGCGTCCCCTTGAGCGGGCGGCCTTTCGGAACGTTCACCGTCTTGGCGGAAAGCGGATCACCGTTGTGCAGATGGCAGGTGAACCGGCACCCGGCCTCCATCTGATGAATGAGACCGACAACGAACCATGGCACCTTAGTCATCGCGCCAACGGCTTCGTATTTGGCTCTGTTGGCGATGATTTTGTTCGCCGAGGCTTCTATTGGTGCCTTGAACGATGATCTTGTGACAGCCGTCGCCCAGAGCCTCGTGTACTCGTCCTTGATCTGCGCAAAGGTCGGAGCCTTCATCCTTACTTCTCCCCCGTGAGGCCCACCGTCATGTCGTTGACAGCGCCTTCAACGCGTTCAACCTGACTGGTGATGGCTTCGAGGCGCGCGTGAATGCTGGAAAGGTCGACAGCGGCCGCCGGAGCGTCCCCGCGCTCGAGCCGAAGCGCGGCCGAGATCGCCCGCGCTTCCTGTTCACTGATTGGTCGCGCGTGTTCCGGAGCGCAAGACATAACCGCATGCATCGCCCGCTCCGTTCCGTCCGCTACCGTCACTGCATACCAACTCATATTTTCCGGCTCTCGCATCGAAGTCTCTCCACATGCGCTCTTCATCGATTTGCTGGGCGCGGTCCTCGTCAACCCAGACAGGCCCACCGTTTTCCGATCGGCGCCAGGCCATCCGGTAGGTTCGGTCCGCAGGAAGGTCGTCGATGTCGACAATCTCGATGGCCGTCCCCAAATGTCCGCAGTCCCGTTCCGCGATGATCTCGATTGCCTGCCGCCGGCTGCATCCGCCGGTCATCATCATCCGGGCGTATCGATATGCGGCTCCTGGCTTCACGCCGCGCGCCAGCATCCGGTTGAACTGGACAATCCAGAACCACCATCCCCGTCCATACCAAGGGTGAAACGGATCGGAGGCCCCGCGCATCAAATAGCTGATGCCGCTCTCTGCCGGGCAGGTGACGGCAACCGTCCCTCCCGATCTGGTGTCGAGAATTCTCTCCCGCGTCATTGATCGCCAAGCCCTGAGAGATACCAAGCCGACGGATCTGTATTCGAGGGCGATGAACTACCAAGTGTGTAGCAGAGACCGGTAATTGCTCCTGCGGACTGAGACGAGTCGTATACCCATCCAGCACGCCCTTGGGTGGAGTCCGGCCCCCGGCAGGTTATGTGACAGACCCAGTTCGCACTGGAAAAGTCAGTCGCGATCGTTGCTGTCAAAACGCCCAGGTTCGTATCGGTTATTGACGTGTTGTTGTACGAGTCTGCAACGCTCGGAGTGCCGCCCGATACCGTGGCTTCCAGCCACCATTTCGGGGAGCTTGGGTGGGACTGCTGCGTTGCCGGTGTGACGGCGGTATCGGTTGCCGTCGCCGTTTCCTGGACCGCTTGCGTTGCCGTCTTCAATCGTCCGGCAAATGAATTCGTCGCTGTGCTCGCGACCCACGCACTGTCTATGAATTGATAGGTGATGTTCTCGTCCGCGACGTACGCAACCCATCCGCAATCCGTGTACGGGGTGAAGTTCACCCAAGCCGTCGATCCACCGTGGTACTGCACGATGTCGTGCTGGGAGAATGTCGACCATGCGCCGGACGGAGATGCGGTGAGCAGATAGAGCGCCCCATGCTGCGGAGAGACCGGCGGAGCTGAAAGCCTATCCGTGATCGGGATGATGCCCTGGGCGAGCTTGACGAAAGGCGAAGTGTGAGAAACGACGTTCCAGTTTCCACCATCCGACCTGAGTTCGATGTCTTCGCCGTTGAGCGCCAGCGCATATCCGGTCGAAAACGATTTCGAGCCTTCGGAAATGAGCTGCGAGGATACAGTTGCAAGGATTGCCTGATTTGCCGATCCGGCGTGTTGGACCCTAATGCACCAGCCGTTCCCCATTGCCACCGCAGACGGCAGGGTGAGCGTCACGTCGCCTGATGAGCAATTGATTTTGAACAGGCTGTTCTGATCGTCTTTGACGACCGTGTAATTCAGGGATTTCGTGACGACGGGAAACGATGCGGTGACCGCAACATCGCTGGACGATGCAGAAACCACGGCGCCGGGGATATTATCGTGCGTCGCGATGATGTTGCTGCTGCTGTCCTTGATCACCAGCTTATACGATGCCGTCCCGACATAGATCAGGGTTCGGGTGATGCCGTTGGATGTCGGATAGCCTTGGGAATCCGTGACAACCGAAGTCCCGAGACTTGCGGTCAGATCGGCATCGGCATAGACCGTTTTAGGGTTCGTGGTCTGAGCGTCATAGAAATAGATCGTCGCTCCAGAGATCGGAGCACCGGTTGAATCATCTGTGATGCGTTCCCCAGGGGGGAACACATAGGTTGAGTCAGTCATGCGGGGGATTCCGAATGCTAGAGTTTTTCCAATGGACCATCGGCACAGCAGCGGTGTGCTATGCGATCGTTGTGCTTGTCGCTTTGGTGAAAGAATACTTCTGACTACGGAACCGAAATCGGATTACCGTTCTCGTCATATCGAGGGCCAATACCGCCGCGAAGGCTTGGCTGCGCGAGCGCATTGACGACGTAGCCCGCTTTAACCGCTTCCGGAATGTATTGCGCGATGGGCATTAGAGCATTTGCCACGCGACCACCGGCGTAGGCGGCTTCCCCTACCACGCGTGGTGAGAATGTCGGTAGCATAGCAAGAGTGGCTGGGTTCATAATCGCCGGAAGTCCGTGCATTGCCATTCCACCGTTGCTTCCTACGCTGATAGCGCCGACCTTTCCGGCAAGTCCTCGCGGAAGCGCCGCGTTCATGGATTGGCCTGCCAAAGCAAATGGCAAGTCCGGCTCATACCGGGCGAGTTCGTCGAGAAGGGCATTGCGCTGCCCGTAGTTGGTCTGCACGTTGTTGCGCTGCGTAGACTGCAACTTCCTGAGGGCAGTATCCTGGCTCGCCTTTTCTCCCAAAGAGAACGTGCGTTCTAATTCGTTGATTTTATCGGAAGCATCGGCATATCCCTTCATCGCCTTGGCGTATTCTGGCGCCTGCTGAACAATCGAAGACTTGGCAGCATTATAGACACTGTCCGCAACGCGACGTTCGAGCGTTCCCGGTTGCGTCTTCTGGCGGATTTCCCCGATAGCCTGCTTCAGCGCGTCTGCTGCTTCGACCGTATGCGGCGTGCTTAAGCCGCGCCACTGCGAAACGAGGTCTTTAATTTGCTCTAACGTCTTGGCTGCTTCAGCGCTTTTAGCGAGGCCTTGAAAGTTCACCATTTTGTCGGCATCGACCAAAGCTTGATGGATTGGCTGATATCCGACGTGCCCGGCCGCTTGGTTGGCTTGCGTCATGCCCGCCTGATACTCGGCGCTTCGATCCTGTCGCATTCGTCCGACCGCAAACTGGGCCTGATCGATAACATCCGTCATCGGGACGTTGCCACGCATATTGTCGGCAAACGCCTTGTTGCGCTGAAAGCCAGCGCGCGCAGCTTGTCTCACCGGTCCTTCACCCGTGCCGGTCGTCATGCCGAGCACATTTGAAACGACAGGCTCCGCCCCGGCCTTCAGGCCAGTTTTCGGAATCGGAATTCCCGTGACAGCCCGCCCGGCTAGATTGACGGGGTTTATCGCTTCAGCCACCTTCCCGACAGTGGTTGCGGCGCGCGCCGCGCCAGGAACACGCGCCAGCGCCGCCTGTCCACCACTCAGAATTGTCGACAAGTCGAGAGCAAAACCGGCCGGGTCTTCCGCAATTGTCCTCTTGAAGTTCTCCATCCCGCCGTAGCGATCGGCGAAGAATTGACCCACGGCGTTTATCGCGGCTTCGTTCTGCGCCTTTGTTTCGGGCTCTTGTTCAACGCCGAGAACGCCGGCGGCTTTCGAGACAGCCCCCTTGCCGATATTGTACAGACCTTGCGCCGTATCGATCGGGTGCATGACGGTGTTGGCGATGCCTTCCGCAACGCCGAGCGCGCTCGCTGGAAGGTTGTTAATCGCCTGTCCCGGAACGTCTGCCCATGACAGCGAATGATCGGGAAATTGCGACCACGGATCGCTCTCATTCTGAGGTTTTGGCGGATCCGGAAATTGGTCCCAAGCGTCTACCATTGCTATGGTCTCACTTTCGTACGCCCGTCAGGCGTCATGAATACCGTCCCTGATGGCAGCGATAGCGCTTCGTCAGGAGTGTTCACGCGCACCGGCGCGTTGGACGGGTCGCGCGATGCGGCGGCCTCTGGAGGGGCCTGCGGGGCATTCGGCAATTTCCCTGTGTCCAGGCTCGGTACGTTTGCTTTGCCGAAACGTTTCACGTCCGTTTCGTACGCTTGCTCCTTCATCCGCTGGAACCGTTGACGAAGGTTCTTGATATCCTGCAGGTTCTTTTTCAGTTGGGTGGGCGACTGTGATTGTTCGACCGAGCCCCACACCGATTGCAGAAGTCGGTTTTCCATCTCGGATACCTGGCCGAGCGCACCACCGGTCGGTGATGCGTCACGCATGGCCTGCAGTTTGTCGAAGCCAAGATTGGCTTTGACCGTAGCCAGCGTCTGGCTGAGATCGTAAGCCTTTGTGCCTGGAATGTTGCTGGTGATGGCCCCAGAGAAGCCTGTGGTATAGCCGTCGGCGGCATTTAGCGCCTTGTCGATGTTTTCGATAACGACGTCGTTTTGAACCTTGCTTTGCTGCACGGCCATTGCGTTCTTGGGCAAATTCATCTGCCCTTCGCCCGTCTCGCGCCCGACGACTTTCTGGCGTTCACCTTCGGCTATATTCGCCCCGACATTCCGAACAGGCTGGCCGGTAGCCTTGTCGATCAGCTGATCACCGACGGTTTCAACGCCCTTCGATGGTGTGAGTCCTCCAAGCTCTGTGCGCTTGACCTGTCCGCGGCCGCCGAACTGCACCGCCTCATAGCGGCCCGTCTCGGGATTGAGGAAGATCGCTCCTGTCTTGCCGTAGGCTTCGCCGCCGTTCTGCGCTTCGACGTTGAGCTTGTTGATCTTGGCCCGCGTTTCCTGAAGCGCTAGATCCTTCGCTTGGATGTCTCGCGGATCGAGGAACTGCCCCGCTTGTGCTGCCATAAGCTTTGGGCCTGACACGGGATCAAGCTCTTCCGGGGAAAGTCCATTGGTGCCGTGCCGGGCAAGAATGCTCTTCCATGCGGCCGCACGCTGGTTCGGGTCGGTCATCTGATCAACTGCTGTGGCTTGGTCCCCGAACATCTTCACCTGCTGCGCCGCGTCCTGCTTCGTCGCGCGCGCGTTCTCGAACTGCCGCTGCTGTTGGTTCGCGTCAAACTGCTTCTGCTGAAACGCATAGGCTCGGTTCTGATTGTTCTGCTGCATGATGCTGTCGAGTGCAGCGTTGACCGGCTCTAGGTTGATCCCTTGACCGGGAGTCTGCTGCGCCAGCGGTACGTAATAGTTTGCCATCAGGTCTTCATCCCGTTGTAGGCGCCGTAAGCCTTGGCACCGGTTCCGAGCACAGCGAGGACGTTATTCAGGCCAGTGTTTCGTGTTCCGGCCATCGCGTTTCCGTACTGGAGCGCTTGGTTCGCTTTCGTCGCTCCGAAGCCATACGCGTTATCGCCTTGTGCCGTTCGAACACCGGCCTGCTGTCCCGTGGCCGAGAGGCCCGTCTGGCCCATGCCCTGATATCGGTCGAGCACATCGTTGTAGTTCTGAAGCAGAACACGTTGACCGGCGAGCGCCGCGGTGCCGGAGGCGCCCATACCTCGCGCATTGAGGTTTTTCAGAACGGCGTTGGTGTCTTCACCAAGCTTTCCCGACCAGAGCGGGTCGGATGTGATGATGCCCTGAGCCGATGACCTCGCGTCGGTGCCGTTGAGCCCGAGAAGATCGCCGTACATTTTCTGACCGGCGGTTCCTGACGACACATACGGATCAAAAGAGCTTGCCGCCTTATCGTAGTACCCCTGCGAGGTGTTGTAGCCCTGATCGAGAGCCGCGTTGGCGTTCTTATTGGCCTTGTTGATATCGGAGCGCGCGGACGCGCCCGTGAAGTCCGAAAAGAACCCCATGGGATTTCCTTATTCAGTCAGAGGGAGACGGCTAGCGGAGAGAAATCGCAGCACACGAAAACGCGTTTGTTCCAGAGAGCGTGACCGATAGGCTCTTGCTCCCGCTTGACGTCACGATAAGCTGGCCGGCTGAATGCTGCTGAGCACCCCCGCCGAACTGCTTGTTGAGATCGACCGTCGTCAGACCCGTCCAAGCTGCCGATACGCCCGGCGACCCCGACATGTACGCAGACGCCAGAATGAAGCCGCCGTTGGTTCCGTTCAGACTCATGCTGAGCGGTGATGATCCGAAGTTCGAGGCCGTTGCGACTGGCGTGGCGCTCTGCAGGTTGACGACGCTGTAAAGCGCAACAGACGAAACGCCGCCACTCCCTGCATTGACCGTTACATCCCCGCTTGTCCCCGTCGGAACGGCGGCGATAAAGAACGCCGTGCGCACACTGCCGAAGCTGCTGACGACAGCGACAAGCTGTGTTGCCGTGACGCCGCCAATGGTGACGGATGTTATGGCTGAACTTGAACTGACGATTCCGATTGCAGCGATCAGATAGCGTTTCGGGTTCGCGGGCCCGAAGTTCATGCCGGGATGCGTGGCGCCGGACCCGACCGTATTCTGCTGGTTGTCGACGTAGGTCAGAATGAGCGGCGGGCTGCCGCTATAGTTGATCGAGCGCCGCCTCACGTGCGGGTAATCCAGAACGTCAAGCGAAGCCCAGCACAACTGCTATTGGATGAGATCGTAACGACCGATGTTCCTGCCGCTGCAATGACGTTGGCCGAAGTGTGCGTCTTCGTCTGAAGCGAGGTGGAAACCGAGTTCGCACCGCCTCCTAATGCCGTCACGCCGATCTTCGTCGTTGCGATGCAGGTTCCAGACCGGCATTGGCTGTCGACCTGAGTGATCTTGTATCCGAACGGGCAATCGATCTCGAACAGATAGTCCTGGTTGTCAGGGCTCTCGATGGTGAAGTCGATGGCTTCCTGCTGCGCGTTGATTTCTCCAATGCCCGAGAACGCCCCAGAAATCCCCTTCTGCAGACTCCCAAGCCACTGATAGAACCGGTCACTGACGTTTCCGTTCGGATCGAGCAAGGCCCGTGGTGGCGGCGGCGCGAGCGGCGTATTCGTCATGCCGCATCCATTTCAAGATCGGCAGAAGCGGCATAGAGCGCTCGGTCGACTTTTGCCGACCACGAGAACCGGTACACCCGGCCGTTCTCAGGGGCCTGTCCCAACCGATGCGTACGGACGCGCGTCAGGTTCCTACCCTGCTGTCCGAGCTTGATCATCCGTTGCGTGCTGAACGTCTGCCCGCCGTCATGCGACCATTCCAGCATGATCTCCGGATCAACGTCCTGCGGATCGCCTTGGCCCGTTCCAACGCCCCTCTGCACATCGAGATAGAGCGCGTTATGCGTCACTCTCTGAGGGAAGGCGTGAACCGTCGGCGGAATGACGGACGACACGAGCGGATCGCCTGCATCGTCCTTGAACTGCGGGCCCATCTCAAAGAGCGCGCCGGTGTCGGCATCTCCTGCGATGAGTTTCGTGCCGAACGGAACAACGAAGGCAATACGCCAATTCCCCCGGCTGTAGGTCTGACGCTCATGCCAACGCTGCATTCTCGTGTCGTAGACGTGCGTCCACTGAGGGCAGGTCAGAGCATAGAACGTATGACCTCGCGACGACCAGGACGCGGCCCGGATCGTTGACGGGTCTTCGACTTCCTGAATGTCGCTTTCGACCTTGGGTGTCGAGATTACCTGCGCGCTGTCACCTGATCCGAGCAATCGGACCGTGCGATCATGAGCAACCCAGGCAAACGTTTCGGCAACCGTTGCAACTGAATTTGACGCGAGCAACCCGATGGGAATGACGAATGACCGGGCGTATGGGAAGTCCGCGCCACCGCTGTCCTGCCAAACCTCGATTGTCTTCTCGCCAAAGAGATAGAACTGCGCCTGCAGCGCCGCGATGCGGATCAGAGCATCGGGATCGCCATCGGCCGTGGCAAAGTCCAGTCCATCCCAAGCGCTGGCGTCATCAATCGCGCCAATCTGCCATTTGTTCTGTGCCGTTGTGATCCCGAAATACCCGTCCGAGAATGCGAGCGTGATCGGCGCGAACAGATCGGGGTCCGTTACCTGCGCCAGCACATCGCCCCGGCAGTAGAACATTAGGCCATCGCACACGATCGCGATGTCGGGCACCGCTCTGCGGTTTCGTTCCATGAATACCGGAGCGGTCTTGGAAATGTTCATCGAACCGATGAGTGTCTGAACGCCGGTCGTTGTCACCTTATAGAGCGACACGCCCGCGACGACGTACAGGGCGCCTTCCACCACGATACCGGCCCGGCATCCCTGCCCCGCCGCCACGCCTTGAAGCAGCGCGAAACCTTGCAACCCATCCGAGGAATAGATTGCGTTCTTGACCTTCCCCTCTTCGCCAATGGGCGAGAGATAGCAGTTGATGAGCTGCGCCGAGCCACCCTGGTTGAACCGGGCCTGGCTTGATCCGGACGGAAGCGCCAGAGGAACGATACCCATCAGAAATCATCCGCATAGGTTGGCATCTCGGCCGAGCGCACGTTGACCGTTCGGCGCAGCCTCCGCCGCAAGATGCGCAGCCCTTCGTCCAGGCTGCGGGCGTAGTCAGCAGGCGGCATGGCCGCCGCCTTCCCGAACGCCTTCTCGACCGTCAGGGCGACCATCTGGGTGAGCGGCTCGAAGATTTCCGCCGGCACCTGCCCGATGTTCCAGTACGTCTCGTCGTTCAACGTCATCTCGTTGAACAGGTCGCGATAGCGGCCGATGACGTAGGTACTGTCGCTGGCCGACGGCGACTCCTCCGCTGCGATGATGTTGAAATGCAGCAGGACATTCGTCGCCAGCTCTAGCTCAGTTCGCGTCGTCGCCATTGTCGCTCACGGGTTGAGCGGGCTTGGCGCCGCGCTTCTTCGGCTCTTTATTCGCTTCCGTTCCGTCTTTCTCAAACAGGACGCTGTTGGAAAGCTTCCGGATTGCGTGATCGTCCGTCACGTCATGCTCGGTTCCGGGATACCACTGGAACCCCATGAACTCGGACGGCTCGCTACCGATAAATTTGAATTTCATCTGATCTCCTCAAAGAGAAAGAGCGGCAGTTGCCCGCCGCTCTCGTTTCATCAGGCCGCAACCAGCGGGGTCGTGTCGTAGTCTTCGTCGACAATGCCCTTGAGCACGCCTTTCAGCGTCCCCGCGACACCGGTGGTCGCAGCGGTGTTGACGTAGGCTTTGATCAGCGTGCGGGCCGTATACTTGTAGAGGAGCCCGACATCTCTGAGCGTCTGAGACGTGCCCGCGGCCTGACCGGAAAACGCTGCGATGAGGCGGTCTTCGTCACCATCATCGCCAACGTCCCACAGCAGGCCCGTGGATGAGTCCATATCGGTCGTGTTGAAGACGATGCCGGTCGGCATGAAGCCTTTCGGCACCCAAGCCAATCCAACTTCATCGTTGGCGTTGTCGATCATGGCCGTCGAGACAGCCACGATAAACGGGATGACGACTTCCTGAGTAGACGCTCCCGGGCCTTTGGTCTTGCCGCCAGGAAGAGACTGAGATGTTGCGTAAATAGCCATTGTTCGGGTTCTCCTTAGGCCACGGCCGCGTGGTAGACGGTGACGATGCCAACGTCCTTGCCGTTGTTGATGCCCTGCGGGTTGTTGTTCCAGCGCAGCTTGTCGATGCCGTCCGCAAACTCGATGCCGACGCCTTTCAGGAAGCCGTAGTCATCGTCTGCACGGGTCGTCGGTATCGCGGCCTGCTTGTTGACGAAGCCGATGGCCTGGGAGCCGCACAGGAACGAAACACCGCACTGAATGGTGCCATTCGAGAACGTCGTCTCAGGGTTCGGAGCGTCCGCCGTGTCCTTGCCCTGATAGAACTCAGGGATTTCACGATAGATGACGCCGTCGTAGATCAGGTCGCCGTCCTGGAATAGCGGGTTCGAGTCCACGTCACGAGGGCGCGCGTCACGATTTGCCTGCTGCATGACCGGGTCCGCTTTGAGATCGCGGAAGCCGAGCGGATGGCAGAACATCACGTAGAACTCGCGGCCCTGCGTTCCGGTCTTGTAGGGCCGGATCATCGGACGCGCCTGACGGGCCATGAAGCGCGCCAGCGAGCCAACCTTGGTCGACAGCTTGTCGTCCGTGTTGTCGATCGCGGTCAGGCCGGTCGCATGCGTCGGCGAGTAGTTCGCCTGCGTGCTGCCATAGAGGATGCGATCCTTGTTCTTAGCAGAGAACGCGTTTCGCGTGGTCGCATCGGCTGCCGAGAACGGCGTACCGTCCGACATTTTATGGAAGCACTCGATCAGCCGGTATTTGACGTTCTCGGTTGACCATTCTTTGAGGCGCGGGCGTGCCTGCCCCATGAAATCGACGGCGGACTTTTCTCGGTCCTTCTTCGTCGCGAGCACGGCTTGGCGCCGAAACTCCCAGGATATGTCCTGGTAATACTGATCAAGCTGCTGTTCGTTACCGGTCAACGAGGTGTTGCCAGTGACGCCAGAGCCGCCGAGCTTGCCCATCAGAGGGATGCGGATCGTATATCCGTCCGTCTGCAGGTCGTTCACGACGTGGATGATGTCGGTGTCGGCATCGCCCATGTAGGTGTCAAAGCCGGTGTCACGGATGTACTCCGTGATGAACTTCGAGCGCCATTTGGTAAGCTCGAGCCCGGAAAGGGTCGGAGTGGTTGCCATGTTGGATGATCTTTCGTGATCAGGGGTTGGGGATCACGAAGCGCGTCTGATGCGGCCTACTTTCGCTTTCGGTTTGAACCGAAAACGTTGCCCATGATGGCTTCGTCGCTAACGGGCACAGCAGCGTTCGATCCCGTTCCGGTCGCGTCTGCGAGGGAGCCTGGGAACTGCTGTACTGGGGGCGGCGTCTGTCCCGGCATCACTGCCCGATTACCGGTCTTCAATTCTTCCAGCACCTTGGCGCGGATCTTGTCCTCAAGCGTCTTCTCGTAGGCGTCAGGGTCTTCGCCCACTCGGGCCAAGACCTGCTGATGGCGGTGCCATTTCACCAACTCGCCGTAGCAATCTCTGCTGCCGACGAAGGATTTGAGAACACCGGCCTGCTGCGCTGCCTGAAACGCGGCATCGACTACCTGATCGCCGTGCTTGTTCCGGGCAAACATCTCGGAGGTGTTCAAACGCTGGTTGAGAAGAGCCTGTTGGAATTGTTCCTGCTGGAACGCCATGGCGCCGGCCGGATCGAGGTTCGGATCGGGCGGCGGTTGATGCGGTTGGGCTTGCGCCTGAATTCTGCGCTGGATTTCTTCGACCTGGGCCTGAGTGCGGCGCCAGTTGTCTTCGGCATCCTTGCGCAGACGAGCTTCTTCATCCCGTGCTTTTTCCGCCGACTGGCGTTTTTCACGTTCTGAGGTCAGCTCTTTGAGAGGGACAAATCTCCCCGTAGAAGGATCGCGGTATCCTTTGGGCTCCGCGTCGGTTGCTTCGGGCTTTGCCTCTGGCTCTGCCGCTTCTTTCGATTGCGGTTCGGCTGTCGGTTCTGGTGCCGTTGCTTCCGGCTCGGCGGGAGCGGCGGTATCTGCCCCCCTCTCGCGGCCACTCGAAAACACGTCATTCAAAAGGGTATCGTCTGCCGACTGTTCAGTCGTCATTGTCTCTCTCCGCAGTATCGTTGCTGGTCACGAAAGCAGCCGATGTCGCCCGGCTGGTGCGAGGTTCATCCGATTACGCGCGGATGGTCGCGAAACGCCGCTTGAGGCGGCGAGTCTTACGCGGTAAATACGCTAGATGGACAAAATAGAGCTATTCACGGTCGAGGCCGGCGGCATCATTAAACATGATGATTTCGGCTATTACGTTGAGCACTCTGACGGCTCCGTAAAGCGCTTCAACTTGGCCCCCAACGAAGTTGGTGGTCTTGACCTAGTGATCACCGACTTTAAGTCGGACCGGATTGACGTAACTACCAAGCGAATTACTCCGGCTTGTAATCCTTGAAGGGACGGTCGCCGTCCTTGTTCTGGTTGCGGCCCTTGAGGAAATCGAACAACCGTTTAGCTTCAACAGTCAGCTCAGATCCGTGATAGCCGGTGTCGCGCGCCATCTTGAGGCATTCGAGCTTCAGAAGTTCATCGTCCATTACTGCATCCCTGCGAGTTGTGGATTGACGGGTAATCCGCCCGGCATTCCTGACGGAGGCGGTAAGGCTGCGTTCTGTTGCGGCAACGGTTGCCCTGGTTGCTGCTGGTCGTCCGGATCATCCGGCGGCTGCGGAGGTGACGCGTTCTCCGCGTATTGCTCGATTGTCGGCTGAGCGTAGTGGAACGGGAACATCTGCAACGCTTGCTGCGCGATACCGAGATTCGGCATTGGCGCAGGAGCTTGCGGGATTGCGTTGCCCATTTTGTCGATCATCGGTTTCTGCTGCTGTGGCGTCGATGCCGTCAGCAACGCCGCGGCCGCTTGCGCCCGGTAGAGTTCGCTCTGCGCCACGTTCTTGTCCACCGTCGATGCCTGAACCAGCTGTTCAAGCCGCGCCATGCGCTGCTGCATCTGCTGCACAACCGGGTCTGGCTGTGTCGCCTCGTCGATCATCTTGAACAGGCGTTCCTTGTTCGGAGCGTTCGAGAGTTCGATCAGCACTTTCGGCGGGACGGCGTTCGGACCAAGCTGCGAAAGCGTCTGCAGCAATTCCTCGTTCATCGTGATGACGTCTGGGCCTTCCTCCATGATGATGTCGACATCGATCATGGCGACGACGTTCTGGCTCACAGCCTGCCCCGTCTGCGGGTCGATGTTATACTGGTTGAGCCCGATGAACTGCGGCGCGTCGTTCTCGTCCGTGATCCTGATCCACTTCTCTGCGGTCCAGGACTGTTTGATACGCGACCAGAGCTTGCGATAGACGCGGAGCTTCCAATCCCTGTTGCGCTCGAACACGGGCGACAACTCAGTCATGCCCGAGTCACGTTGAGCGAGGATCGCTCGGCCCGACTGATCCGCGACGCCGCCACCCTTGCCGATCAGGCCAGGGTTGGGCCCGAGGTTTTCGAGTGAGGCCTGCGCCTGCTCGAGCAATTGCAACTGCCCGGCAACGTCCATCGAGTGGTCGACAATGCCGACCTCCTTACCCCAATCTCCGTCGTGCTCGATCATGCCGTCGGGCTTCGCGAGTTCCGATCGCGTCTTGTCGACGTCTTCGAGCGTGCCACGGCGGAAGTGAAGCTGCTTGGTCGTAAACAGGTGCAGAGCCTTGGACCGGCGATGGTTCGCCTCGTCCTGCATCGGCTTCATGCTGCGAATCGGGCCGTAACGGTTGCCTCTCTCGTCCACATAAGGCGACCATGCCGCGTAAGGGCAATCCGGCTTTCCTTCATCATCGAGATACGGCGAAACTCCGCCGTCGAGCATCACTTCGCCAACGAAGTAGCAGTACGTCCAGCCGCGCGGTGTCTTCTCCCAGAACTCGACGACGCGGACGCGGCGGCTTTCGAACTCAGCCCACGCTGTCTCCTGGTTCTGATCGACACGGGAGAGGATGCCGCCGGCGGCGACACTGTCGATGATCTGCTGGAGCTGTTGCGCCTTGTCCGGCCATTTCTCCTTGGCATCGTCGATGTCCATCCAAAGATGCAGGCCCATGTAGCGCGCATCTTCGAAGTCTGGACGTTTCGAGCGAGGGTCATAGAAGAAGCGATCGCTCTGGACGGATTTGATCTCTGGATCCGGCCCAGTCATGCCCTGCTTGATGCCGACGAAGCAGACACCAATCCCTCGCACCAGCCCGTCATGCGTGCCGGCCGAACCTACAAACTCCCAACGGTTGATGTCGCAGGCATACCGCATACCTGCCGTCGCAACGTCTGCCGACTGCTCGTCATTCGGAGTGCGCGGATAGCCTTTGGGGTCACGGCGCATGCGCTGCTCGACACCCACGAGGAAATCAATCTTGCGCGCAATGCGATTATCGAAAATCGGCGCCTGACCGCGCTTCCTCAGCTTCCGGGCTTCTTCCTCTGTCCAGTGCCCCGTACTGTTGTAATAGCCCTCATGGACAAGCTGCTCGTTGATTTCAAACTGCTTGTTTGTCTCGTAGGCTGTGAACCATTTTCGGTATCGGCCAAGGTCGGGCGTGAACGCTTGCGCCTCTGCCGGAACAAGGGCGGTGCTTGGAGTCATCGAGACTTCCATCCGTCGCTATTCCTATCCTCGTTCAATCGCTTGTAGCCGCTGGCTTGAGATGCTGTCGGCTCTTTCGGCTTCGAAGCCGGGATCAGTTCGTCCAGCATCCGGCCAATGAGGCCGAAGGCGTCAACCTGGTCGTCATGCTTGCCCGCGGGAAACACGAGCAGCTCTTGCGTGAAGTCTGCGAGCCAAGGCGCTTTCGATGGCAGGTAGACGCGCCCCATCGACGTGCGCGCCTGGATCGACCGTGACCGGGTCGGCTTATCGGCAGCGGATGCCACCTGTTCGCGCCGGCAGTAAACGCGTTCCTCTCGCATGCGCTTTTCGAGAAACGGCCCAATCGACTTGATGATCTGGCCCTGCTCTTCGACCCACATCAGAGGCTTGTGCATCCGGACGAGATCGAGCCACGCTCCAATCCATGCATCCGATGATGTTTGCCCCCGCCATAGATCGAGGACGTACAGATTGTCGTCCGGATCGATGCCGACCACGATATGAACCGTGTAGTCGCCGTCGCCTTCCGTGACGGCATAGTCAGACGCTCCATAGATCCTTAGTTGCTTCGGCCTGTTCTCGTACCAGCGGAACCAATCCCGCTTGAAATACGCGCCTTCGTCTGGTGCTGGGCGCTGCTGATAGAGAGCCGACCAGTCTCGTGGCAGCGTTGAGCGTTTGATGCGCTCCAACTGATCGAGCGGATAGAACTCCGGCCAGAGCGCCTGCCCGTCCGGGCTGATCGCGGGCAGTTCCAAAATATCCCACGTGTCGCCGCCTCTCGCCTGCTCTTCCAGCAACCAACCTGTCAGGTCGTCTTCGTGCCATCGGGTCTGCACCACGATCACGGCGCGCGGAAAGCGCGAGAGAACGACTGACGAATACCATTGCTTCACCTTTTCACGGGTGCGCTCGCTGTCGGCTTCCTCTCTATCCTTCAGAGGATCATCGATCAGGACGATCGGGCCAACGGTGCCACGCCCCGTCAGTGCCGTGCCGACACCAGCCGAGATGTAGAATCCACCCTGAGACGTGCGCCAAAAGCCCTTGGCTCTCGTGTCTTCTTTCAACTCGACGTTCGGAAAGAGATTTCGATAGGCCGCGCTCTTGACGATATCTCGGACTTCGCCACCGAATTCCTCTGCCTTGTCCAGGTTGTACGAGGCCGACATGATGGTTGCTTCGGGGTTGCGCCCCAGGAACCAAGCGGGAAAGCGCCTTGAACCGAGTTCCGATTTGCCGTGCCGCGGCGGCATGTTGATCATCAGCCGATCAATCTTGCCGTCTTCGATTGCCTCGAGCTTTTCAGCAATCAATCGATGGTGCGCAGCAGGCCGATAGGCCCGGTTCGTGTATTCGCTGAATTCAATTAGCCCGCGGCGGGCGTGGCGCCGCTTCAGCAGCTCCGTTGCCGCTTCCGCGGGCGATATTTCCAAGTTCAGCATCGCTCAGGTCTTCGACACCCTGCTTGTGTGTGACTTCGCGCTTTTCGACGATGAGTCCGTGAAGCTTTGCGAGGCCCATCGCTGCCGTGACTGCAGCTCCGGATTGAGCATTCCGCCGGGCCAGCTCTCGATCTGCCTTCAGCATCTCCGTTATGGAATCGACCGTTACATCGTGGCGCTTCTGGTGTTTGAGTTGCAGACGCTCCACCGTTAGTGCGACGTTAGCGTCTTTCAAAAGCTTACAGGCGTTCACCTTTATTGCTTCGGGTTTCATCTTCCCGGCATTGTAGGAACGGCGATAAGCCTCGCTCGCATTCCCTGTTTCGACATAGGCGCGGGCAAAGGCTTCCTGCTTCGGTGTCATCTGTAATCCCTGCAGCAACAATCATGGTCCACAAAGCGAGATGCCTGGACGTTGAAGTTGCCCTCTCTCGCAATCACGTTGCCGTCGGGGTCTGTGCCTTCCCAACGCGTGAACCATCGACCTGCGCAATTGGGCGTAACGATTGCCGAATAGTTGCCGGCCGATTGCCTCGTGACGTTGGCATCAGTGCCGTAGACGTAGGTGAACGACTGGCAGCTTGGAGACCGGAGCTTGAGAGTGACTGTATCCGGATCGGACGGCGTGACATCGGAATCGGTGAACGAAGCGGATAGGCTCACTGCGGCCCCTACGAAGTATTTCGATGGCGCGAGCATCTATCTCACCTTCCAGAGACCAGGAGCGCCGCTGGATTGGATATCCAGAACCGGGCTTGCATTCATCGTCGCTTTTCCGATTGCGGCGCCTGCCGACGTGACCTTTACGGGGCGACCAGAAGCATCGTCATCGAATATCTGAAACGCATCGTCCTGGAATGCGTCTGGTTGGAACGCTGTGGCGTGTGATCGCGTGTCCACCTGTCGTCGCGCTTTTACCGATCCAGCGATACTGCTGGATTGCCAATGACGGTCTGCAACTCAGGAACTGTCTTAAGCACATTGGCTTGCATTCCGACCACCGCGCCGCGGCCTATCTGCGTTGGCTTTCCGGGAATGCCCTGACGAATGCTTGCGCCGGTCCCCAGATAGGCTTCGTCGGCGATGTTAACGTTTCCGTTGCAGGCGACTCGTGGGGCAAACGTCACGAAGTCTCCAATTACGCAGTCGTGCGCGACATAGGAATAGATGTTGCAGTGAAAATGGCGCCCGATTTTAGCGTTAGATGTGATGCACGCGAACGGGCAGATGATCGCGCCAGGGGCGATGCTATTGTGCTGTCCAACCATCGCACTGGGTGCGATCAGCGTTAGCGGTTCAGCTTGCTGTTCTATCTTCTCAGCGAGGCGCCGGCGCACATTGGCATTTGCAATTGCTATTGCGAAATACTTGCGATCATTGCGCGATAGAAACCCATCAAGACTACAAAAGTTTTCACCGTTGATCCGCTCTTCGGGGGAAGGTGTTTCCTGCACAAAGCAGATGTCTACCGAAGATCCTAGTGTGGTGCGGACAAAAGGCGCCCCCCAATCCATTACCTCACGTGCAAATCCACCTGCCCCTACAAGCGCAAAAGCCGTCATTTCCACCCCCGACAAACGAAACTTCAAATTACAGCTAGGGTATGTAGCAAGAATATATATCGCTCACGGTCGCTACGACGGTCAATGCACTACTCGCATTACGATAAGCGGGTCGTCGGCTGTTGAAGACTACAACATCTGGAGAACGCCCTAGTCAGCGAGCGGCGGCAGCGTCATGCCGATCTCTTCGGCGATGACCGCTAGCGCATCTGCATCGCTCGCGGCTCCAGTAGCGACGGCATCGATATTGGCGAACGCTGCCCTAACGTCACCGACTGTGAATGGTCCTTGTGGTGCACGTGATGCGAGCCCTCTCTTTGCCAGAACGTCGTAAAGCTCGACCTCATTCGCAATGCGCGAGACGCGATCACTTGGGTAATCCGTGACGTAAGATCTGGCTGCGCTCGACCACGCTCGGTTCGGATCACCACCGACAATCCAATGCCAATCATGAGGGGTGTATTCGATCATGCGTTGCCCTTACGAATACAAGCCGCCATTCGACGTGCTCCCAGAAGTCGAACCTGGGAAGAAACTCGCGCCACCGCCTCCAACAATGACGACCGCGTTTGAGTCTGAGTTGTAGCGTGACCCTGTCGCCGTAAATCCCGCCAATGCGCAGGTGAGGTTTGCGAGATTTAGAACGCCGCCCCAACGGGCGAGCACGAAGTACGAATAGGCAATATTGCGCAGCCACGTAAAGGTGCTGGCGCTTACTGCAATCAGATTCGAGTTGGTGTCACAAAGGAACGGCGCGGTAATCGTCGTCGAACAACTCATTTTGTTGTTCGCGCCGCTGATCTGCAATTGGCCGCCGTATTTGGCCGCCATCAGGTAATTGATGCAGTCGCCATAGTCGTTGTTGTTCGCGACTATGATGTTTCCGGCCACTCCCGAAATGATGTGATAGGCGGCGGTCGCGTCATGCGGATGCACGCCCGAAATCTGAAATTTCCCGACGGCCGATTGCCCGTCAAAGATATAGGACGATCCGCCGTTTTTCGTGAAGGTGTAGTTGGAAGGATTGGCAGTATCGCCGTTGATGATGACGGTTCCGGATCCGAGCGGAGCCTTTAAAACGCAGCCTGTAAAAGGTCCCGTGTCGCCACACTGAATAGTTACGTTGTAAATGCTGGTATCTAGAGCCGCGACAACGTCCATTGCCTTTTGTGTTGTCTTGAACGCTCCGCCTGAATTGTTCGCCAGACCCGTGTTGGCGTCGTTGCCGTCGGATCGGATATAGTAGGTGCGGTTTGCGGTCAGAACCTCGCGCGGCGTAAACGCGAATTTTGCCTGATAGAGCGTGTCAAAATACGTCTTAACCGCTGCTTTAAAGTTCGCCCACGTCAGTTTTTTGAGGACGAACGAAGCCGCACTGTCGATCAGCGCGAACTCATCCGCATCAACGGGTGTCGATTTCGAAGACGCTGCGTGGACGGCAGCCGCAACATCAAACGACTGGAGCGCGCTATCGGCTTTCGCTCCCTGATCCGCCGTCGCGAAACTGCTTACCGGTATGCTTTCCGCTGGTCCGTCACCGGGTGACGTTCGTCCTACCAGATACCCCGACGACAGGGTCAGATCATGCTCGTCATTCCAGTCCGAAGGGCGAACAAGTCCCGGCTTGGGCTGGTCTGGGACTGTGCTCTCGAACTTATGCTTGAGCGAGATCGCCATCAGAGGCTTTTCATAATCCAGCCAGCTGCAGCGACCTCAATCCCTGGATGAGCAAACGCCTGAATGCCGAGATTGATGTTGAAAAAGAACATCGCCAAGCCGAGCGCGCACACGACGCGCCCGGCCAAGTGGACGATCTGCATGAAGTCCATGTTCTGAATGTTCATGCGAGGGCTTCCTGCGGATAGAGGCGGTTCTGGGCGGCTCTTGCTGCCTGCGCGACGCGCTCTCGGTCCTTCATCACTGCCGCCAGAGCTTCCGCTCCGCGGGGATCAAGGTAGTTCGTCACGTAGGTCGTGTTGTCGGGTTCCTGGCCCCAGACCTTGCGATAAGCCCAACGATAGGTGCGCGACAGGAACGACCATTTCCGGCGCGGACCTTCCGCCGTCAGGCGTGCCGCTTCATCGCGCATCGATCCGAACGAGATGAACACCGAAATGACGAGAACAGAGATCAGGCCCGTCAGCTGCTGCGCGCGGGACTCGCTCATGCCGCCCCAGTCCGTCAGCATGAACAGGTCGGCGCGATCTTCCGAGGTCACAACCTTCGTGCTCGATGCTTCGCTGCGGGCGCTGACGACTTCCTGCTCGAGACGCTTCACGTCCTGATCCGCGGCGTTTGCCGCCTCGATCAGAGCGGGGTGGGTATCAGCCCACGAAAGAGCGGCCTTCGCGTCGTTGTAATCGGCGCAGTATTTCCGGGTCTGCGGGCCTTTGGTCGTCTGGCACTCGTTCGTCAGGTTCCAGTACCGAGTGTTCGATTTGATCTTCGCAATCAAGGCTTCCGCCTGACCCCGGTCGGTGATCTTCTGACCGTCGACAACGGGGATCGTCTCCCAAGCGGCATTGTGCTTTTCCTGGGCGGCGTTGCGGGCTTTCTTCAAGGCATCCTGAGCCATGTCGAGACGCGTGCGCGCATCCGCGGAGTGCACGAAGGCTGCCTTCTGAATGTTCGTCTTCTCCGCCTGCCCCTCAGCAGCGGCGCCGATCCAGTTGAAGATCGAGAACGAGAAGGCAGCAACCCAGATGGTGAGGTTGCAGAACATCGAGAACGGCTTGGCTTCCCAGAACGCACGCATCATCGAGCGGGACGCACTCATCTCGTAGAGCAGACCGGCGATGCCGAGCGAGCAGCCGAACAGCACCATGAAGCTCGGAACGTCGACGCCGTTCTTCTTCAGGATCGTGACGACGCCAGCGAAGAAGACGAGGCCAATGGCGATGCGATCAAGATTGATCCGGGAGGCCGGGCGCGAGACCGCGGAAAAGAGGCCGGAGACAGCCGGGATCAGGCCCCGGCGGGCCGGCGCAGGAATGGTGCTCATTTCGGGGGGCTCCTGAGATAGGAGGTGAATTTGCAAAAACAGAATCCCCGCCGCCGCGCATCCATGGCGTTGGATCGGGTGCCAGAGCATGTGTCGTGACAATCCCGGGTCAGGAGACAAGTCACGGCGACGGGAATTTCAGGATTTTGGGGACAATAACGGCTTGCGGTCCGGCACGTGCCGACACCAGATCGGGCTCTGGCCTATGCAATACTTGGCGTTAAAAAGCCCGACGCACACTATGGGTTGATTTGTAGTTCGATGATTTGGTCGCTGACGTCAATACCGGAACTTGCTTCTAGCTTCCGTCAGTTTCCGGGAGAGTCTTTACAGCAACAAGCTGGTAGCGGCATGGGCGGCTTATCCGTGCGCGCATGCCAGTCGCTCCAAGGAATATGCTCCTGGCCGTCCAAGCCAGTGATTACCATGGCGCTACCATACAGCCATAAGTCTAGAATCACGTTCTCCGGAACGGGAATTGTCGTCGGGACACTCGTGGTCATTTCCGCTTTCTCCCCTACGGCTCGATTTCCCAGATGTGATGGAAGTTCCCGTCTGTCTTCTGCTGCCGCCGACACCTAAACGTTAGCGACCGATCTCCATAGTTTATCGTTACGGTCGAACCAGCGACGCGCCCGTTCGGGTCTGCAAGAGTAATGACCATGTCCGTTTGGGGTTCGAGAGAGACCCGGTTATTTCGGTTCCACCGTTCCGTGACTTCCCTGTCACCGTCTGCAAAACCAGCAAGCGACCGACCATGTAGTGCACTCGGCGCCTGTAGAAAGCTTTCCTCGTTTCCGCATTCGCAGACCACTTTGAATACACCTACTGCACTGGGCGTTAAGCGCTTCGGTTTGAAACCGCATATGCGGCAGGCATTCAGGTCGCTCATTTGCGCTTCCTCCGCGCTGCTAGGGCCTCCATCAGCAAAGTCACAACCACGTTGCTGATGCTTCTATTCTCGGCCTTCGCGATGATCTCGAGTTGCCCCCGGATATCGAGGGGGATTCGAACGGGCGTAATCGGTGTGTCTGCCATGCCGCGGTGATACACCGTCTTACATCGTGCGTCAAATATATATTGCACACTGTGATACGACGTGCTACATCACAATCGAGGGCCGAAGCGGTTGCACCCGCGACGACCCTCTTGATCCAACTCCTTAGCAACAAGGACTTGAACCCATGACCTACTTACCTCTGATCCCGTTACTCGTCACCGCCGCTCCGGTGCTTATCCTGGGTCTCTTCTGCCTGATCTCAGGCGTTGAAGCCTCGATCCGTGAAAGCATCGGACAATGATGCTCTCCATTCGCGGCCGTTTTCTGGCCGGTGTCGCTGGCTGCGCATTCGCAGCCGGCGGCCTCACCATCCTCCTCGGGTCTGATCTTACATCGCCCCAGGACTGGCAAGCTTCGCAATGGCTCACGATCCTGACCGTCTTCGGAACGATCGCAGCCGGGCACCTCATGGTCGACGCCGCGCGCGCCCGCCATCTGTTCGCAACTCTCGGCTTCCTCGTGCTGTTTCTGTCGGGAACCGGCCTCGTCGTTTATTCCTCCGTTGGCCGGCAGGTCGAAACCGCAGGAACCACCACTCTCTCGGTCGAAGACAACAACACGAAGATTGCCGATAAGACTGAAGACCTGAAAGCGGCACGAGCCCGGCGCGACTATGCCGACCGTGCCGCTGACCGGGAAATGACCGGCCAGCGTTGCGGCCAGCGCTGCAAGGACTGGAAGACGAACGCGAAAGACATCGGCGTGGTGATCAAGCAGCTTGAAGGCGAGATCGCCGCCCTCGGGCCGCAGAAGCCCGTCAATGCGCAAGCTGCGGCAATGGCTGACATCGGCGTCCTGTTCCGCATCCCGGCAAGCAAGGATCAGATCGTTGCCGCTCTTTTGTTGCTGATACCGTTTGCTAAGTGCCTGTTCTTCGAAATCGGCTCGATCGTCTCGCTCGGCTTCGCGTTCCGTCAGGGCAAGCGTCCGGTTTTAGTTGCTGCAAACGATTGCCCTTCAGTTGCCGACGACCGGCAAACGTCTTTCCCTGTTGAGTTTCAGTTGCCGGAACCGCCCGAACCTCCGAAAGGCAAGCGTCGCAAGCCTGAGATCGGCAAGGGTGTTGTCGACCTGCACGAGCACCGCGTTTGGAAGGCAATCGAACGCAACGGTGGAAGCGTCTCAAGTCATCAGGAACTAGCGGACCTGCTTGGCATCGATCCAGGCCCGGCAAGCCGGTTGCGGCAAGAGATCGACGAGCATCTGGAACTGACGAAAGTCGGCAAGCAATTGAGAATAGCTCTCAGGGCTTAGGCAAATCAGGGGGCGGCTCTTCGGGGTCGCCCTTTTCATTTGCTGCCGGCAGATACCCGTATTCCGTTCGCGTCACGACGATGTCGCCGTTGTCTTTCACCTCAGCGGCCCATAGCGCATAGACTGGCGTCTTTGTGTTTCTCCGGTCATCCCACGTCCACTGCCGAACACCCTCCGCCCTATCCCATCTCACTACCCAGTTGAGCGTGACGCCGAGATCTTTTGAGCGGGCGTTCTGCTGCTTTCGAAATCGTTCCTGATCTGCCGCCAGACGTGCTGCGTATTTCTCGGGTGGCTTGTCAGGATTCACGCGGCCTCCAAATCTCCAATCGGTATCTCCGTCAGTGTAGCGTGTCCGAACAGGCTGACAAAGATCTTTGCCTTGCGGCCCTGAATGCCTTTGATCTCGACGATCTGTCCTGCGAAAGGCCCGATGCTGATCTCTGCCATCTCACCAACGCGGAGCGCACGATGTGGGTTCACCGACCGTCGGTGCGGGATAAGCCCTCCTGACATCTCTCGGAGCTTCGCCATTTCAGATTCAGAGATCGGTGCAGGCCTGCGCCTGCCAAACTCATCTGGAAAACCAACAGCGGCGGTGATGTAGTTCTCAGCCATCAGCTCAAGCCATGAGAACCGGCCACCTACGAAGATATAGCCCGTGAACATGGGATAGAGCACGGGGATGGAGACGCGGCGTCCCTTCTTGATCGTCTTCCGGAACTTCGTTTCCGTGGGGCAGAATACTTGGTCGTAGCCCTTTTTCTCGAGCACGCCGGGACGCCATTCCCCGTGCTCGTCATACCGGCCGGCGAGCAGAAACTCGCGTTGTGGATGAGTGCGGATGGCGAAGTAGGTCAAGGCATCCTCTTTATCGGTTTCGTTTTCTTCGACTTCTTCTGCTTGATCTTCGCAGATGTGTTGAGACCGTATCCGGATATCTTCTCAACCTTGCCGTTCTTTATGCGGTAGCCGCGAAGGGTTTTGCCGGTCATTCTGCAGCCTCATGAAATAGATTGCTCTGACGCGCATCGTTGTTTCGATCGAGTGTGCGCAGAACGGTTTCGCCTTCGTGAGATTTGTCCCAGACGAACCAAGCGTTGAGCATCGGTGGTGCTCCCTGCCCCGTAAAATCGATTTTCCATCTCATGAGGTAGACACGCGCTGGTGGGTGTGCGGCCCAGAACGGCGCTAGTCCGCCGGCGCCCGGCCATCCCCAATTCATCAGCAATGCCATGTAGTCGAGATCGAGTGTTTCGAGCGCATGCTTCAGCCAGCGGGCGCGACCATTACCCCAGCCGCATTCAGCGAACGGCGGGTTCTGCACGCTGCATTTCGACGGAGCCGTTTTGAAATCATAGAAATTCTTGATCTGGAAACCCGCCCCTCGATCAACGAGGTCGGAGCCGATAACTTTGAGTCCGACGGCTTCGATTTCACGAACAAGCGCACCGTCGCCCGCGCTAGCGTCCCAAACGCTCTCGAATTCCCGCAAGCGCTCAAGCTCGGCGCAGAGAAGCGCTCGAATTGGCTCCGGCGGCGTCGGATAGAACTCATCCGGCTCCCGCTGAAGTTCATCGACAATCGCAAGCGAACCGTCGAGCATGCGCGCCGCGACTGGCTTTGATTTCTTACCTGTGGCGCGGAATAAACCGCGAGCGGACGCAGTCACGCTGCCTTGCTCCTATTGTGCAGATCCACGCCTTCGTCCCACGCGTTCAACGCTTCTCGTTCTGCAAGCCTGAGATAGAGGATGAGGCTTCCAAGAGTCGATCCAGTCCAATCGATGTGCAGAGAGCCGTCAGGCTTCACTCCGATCACGACACAGTCGCAGAGCGGAACGCCGGAAGCATCAGCAAGGACACGGGTGGAGGCTGTGCTCATGCTGCCACCTTTGCTCTCTTGTGGTGAAGGTGCGTGGATATCCGGTGCGCAACTTCTGACTCTCGGAGGCCAAGAGCTTTCGCGATGTCATAGCTGTCCCAGCCCATGTCCCAGTAGGTGACCATCTGGCGGTATTGGAGGTAGGTCATGCTGCCCATCCTTTCCGCTTTTCACGGATTGGAACGACTTTGCCGTTGCGATCGCGGACTTCCTCACCCCACGGAGCGCGAATATCGATTGTGCCGCCCGGCGGGCATCGCGCCTGGATCGCAGAAAAATCGTTGTTCGCGTGAAGCGACGCCAAACTGTTCGCAACGATTGTCTTGACCTTATCCGGATCGACGTATCTCGCGTTTGGATCAGGCTCGAGCGTGAACTTCACGTGCTCCGGCGCCTTCACCGTTTTCAACGCTGCCACATGTTCGAGAGCGTCGACGACCTCGCCAACTGTCGGCCAGCCTGGGAACGTCCGCTCGCGGATGACACGATCCATCGCTCTCTCGAGAAGGTTTTCCGAGTAGCCGCCCAGGGCTTTGCAGAATTCCTCGGTTATCGCCTCAGGGTCGCCGTTCGTCGGAGCGCCGTAGGTTCTCGACAGCCGACGGATAACCTTTTGAAACACGGCCTGGGTCATGCGTTGAACTCCGCGATACGGGCATCAATTTTTGCGAGAAAGGCCTGATTTGCCGCCACCTTCGGATTGACGGCCGGTGCGTTGCCGACACGGATTGGCCCGGACGCGAACGTCCGCATCGACCAGTTCTGCCAGGTCTTTCGCCAGTCGGTTTTCGTGGCCTTCTGCCCGGCGAGCGATTGCCAGTAGTTCGCGAAGATCAGCGCTTCCCGGTTGACGGCCTCCGGCGACGAGCACGGGCAATTCACGAGGGTCCATTGCCGCCAGTCGTCTGGGAGTTCCCAATCGTTCGGCAATCGACTTCCGCGAGTCCCGGTTTGCCGTTTTATTTTCGGTTTGGGGGTCTGTAAGGGGGGGTAATTATTTAAAATAACTACTTCCGAAGGAAGTTCTTTAGTCGTGCGTGGAGTTATATCTCGGGCGCACGAAGGCTCGGGCTCTGAAATTCTCACTGGTGAGACGAGTGAGACAGGTTTTTCCGTTTCTTTCTCATCAGTGAGAACAGTGAGATTATCACTGATGAGAGGAGTGAGAATTGTAGGAACGGTGAGAATGAGGTCTCCGGCGTTCTCGTAGAACTCCGTTTGCGCGCGATAGACGGTCGATTTCGGAATGCCTGTCGCAGCGGAAAGTTCGGCTGCTGATTTGCATCCCGTGGCGAGGATCGCGATCCCGATCAGCTTTGCCGTAGCGGAAATCGGAAGCGCTCCGACGGCCTTGATTTGGTCAAACGAAGCAGCGAGATTCTTGACCGTGACTGGCGTATCGTGTAGCGTTGTTTCAGTCATCGAAGACCCCCAAAACCAAGTTATGGACCTCGCTCTGAAGCCATCGGAGCGGGGTCTTTTCGTTTTCACGGCGGCCCGGTGCCGTTATCCCTGAGAGCCGAGAATGGTCGCGCCATGCCGGATGCGCCGTGCTCTCAGACCGCGAAAACAAACGTCGGAATCGTCCACAGGAGATGGACCTACGCAGAACGGCGGGCGGCTCGCGCGTGGGGGATGCGTTAGGTGCTCAAGGCGTAAAGGGTAACCGCCTACGGC